AGATAACATCCAGATTTTCGATTGCTTCCACATACTTGGCATAAGGCATAGCGGCTACACCAATCAATACCCAGCCCCTTTTATAAAGAGGGATCAGCTCGGAAACCAAACGTTTCGCTTCCCTGATACCGGTCTGTTTATCCGTTCCTTCCGTGGATTGCTCATAGTTCTCGGTCAATATATCGCCATCCTTAACGATCACATAGCCGATTGAACTACGAAGATTGCCGGTATGATTCTGATAGTTCCCTTTTTTTCGAGCGATCTTCACGAACTCTTCCCCGGCACGTTGCAATAACTTGTATATCCGCTCTTCCGCCCGATCCACATAGTAATCGAACCAACGCCCTACTTCCCTATCACTCCACATTGGAGTCAAACCACCTTTCCTTGCCATAAACTACACATAGATTACAGAGTGAGTCTGAAACGGTTCCCAGCTAATGATATCCACATCGAGAGCGATACTGTCAATCCGGATATGCTTCGCGTTTTCCACAGGACGGGCTTTGGTCGAAAACTCACCATGCACGATGAACTCTCTTCCATCGACGTTCCGCTTCAACTGCTGTCCACTATTGGACGGGTAGTATTGCCCAGTGACCTCTATTTCCGTCGGTTTACCGGCAACCAATTCCCCTTTGACCAATTGACAGGTTTGAATCGTCACTATCGCAGTATGTGAATATCGCTTTACCATCTGTTTCTCGCCCTTCCTTTGGGTACCTCGATCTTATTGCCTATCAATTCCGCTTTCTCCGGTTCTCCTCCCTCCCGGTATAGTCGTTTCGCCGTAGCGTCATACCATGCACGGGGATACGTGATAGAGAGCTTGTTTTCCGTGAAGTCCGGCAGACCGCCAACCATGGAATAAAGGTCGGCGGCCACCAGCTTTTGTTTTTGGATATCGATCGTCTTACTATCTTCTGTACCTTCAAAACCGCGTCCCGGCAAAACGACGTTATCCAAAAAATCTTCACAGTCAGCCAGACCGGGATAAGCGAGTATCGTATCTCGAATCGTCTTAGCCATGATTGTTATTCTCCGTTTTCAGTATCCTGAATCGTTTGATCCTCCGGTTCGATGGTTTCACCCAAGAATGTCGCCGGGATATCATCCGTACCCTCGGTATCCTCGGAAGCGTTCCAATCCTTCCCATCCACTTTCATGATGAACATGGCATCCGGATCATTCACGACAGGAATAGCGTTCGCTTCCGCTTTCGTCCATTCCTTGAACGGTTCCAGCTCAGACCATTTGGTTACCAAGATCCAATCCTGCTTAACCATGAGAGCGATTTTCTGCAAGGTAGCGGAAGACTCGGCGGCGATCGGCCCATGCTGAATGTCACCCACCTTCAAATCCTCCAAGAAGCATACACGCTTACGCTCCCAAGGATTGATCGTCTTACGACGATGGGCACGATCCTCGATACGGACAGCCGGGTTCACGGTAATGATCTTCACAGGGATCTCCTGCTCGGCCAGATACTCGTTGATGAGATTCTTTGTCACCAATATCTTGGAGGACGAATTAACCCATGCCTTTAACGTGTCGAACGTAGATTTCTGTTTCTTTAGCAAAGAGAAATCAGCCACATGCATTACAACGTAACGGATCGTCACCCCTTCGGCAGAAGCGGCCACAACCGTATCCTCAATATCCTGCAATCCATTGGCCGTTGTAGCGTTACTCCAGTCCGTAGTAGATTTACGCTGGTTCTTCTTCGGCATACCGCAACCGACAAACTCAGCCGTAACGACACCGCCATTGTTCTTTGCCGACAAATGGAAACCCGCACGGCTCATGAGCTGCATACACCACCATTCGAAACGGGCACGAACGGAGTTATACACGAAATCCTGATCCTTGAAAGCCAGATTCAACAATGCCAACTGGTCCGCATCACCTTGCGCGTCACGTTCCAATTGCTTATACTCGTTGTAATCGCTCTCGTTCATGCCACGCTTGACGGCTGTCTTCGGGATATCGCCGGACAGCTTGCTGATCACCTCACGGGTCTTCTGCGGTGCGGAAGCGTCGAAAGAGATCACGTCTGCCATTACCGGAGCGCCTTTCTCACCGGTCAGAGTCTCCCACTTCAACGAGGTCTTTCTTTTCACCCCGAAGAAGTTCGGGAAGACAACCGGTTTCACATGACGGGTATTCAAACGGGCCGCCATGTTCTTTTTATTCACTTGCTTAATTAAACTTCTTTCCATATATCTGATTTTAATGGATTACACAAAACGGATAAACGACATTAATGCCTTCAAGCCCTTATCTACCGGGAACGGCATACAGGATTCGTTTACCGTACCTCTTACCAGTAACCCGGACTGCTGGTTGGCTACAGTCAAGTCGACTTTATTCATCGTGACAACCAATTCGCCATCATAAGGCAACTTGGCGGCTTTCGCTGCCTGTTTGTCTTTAGCCTGAACCAATACCTGACCTTTTGCGGCAGCACCGATAGTCGCTTCCAACGTGATCGTATCAAACTCCGCATTACTCTTATCAATAGCCGTGATCTTATCGGACGCGCCTGTCAAAGCTCCACCAATCGTCACGAAGTCACCCACACCAAACAGATGGTTCTTGGCTACCTTATACGCTGTCGCATCGGCAGCGGCCGCTTCTGAAACCAACGCTGTTTTCAACACATGATACAATCCCGTTTCCGGATCTTTCACCACGATCACGATCGGAGGAAGCTCGTCCAACGACTTGCCATTGAACAAAGCGTTCCGCAAATCCCGGCGGTCAATCGTCCCACCGCCGATCACATCCTCAATAATCTTTTCAATTCCGGGAGGATACTGGAATTCTCTTTCTCTTTTTCTGTACATAACGTTACACTTTTCTTGGATTATTCAATACCCAGGTTCACCACACCGGGATTATTCGCACTCTTGTCGGCATCCTGATCCATCAGCTTCGCCCAATCCGCCTCGGAACGCTCCGGAAGATTCACGGAACCGGGAGCGTAATCACCACGGGCCACGGCATCATCGATCGCCTTTTGCTGGATTCCGGTAAACTCTTCGGAAAGCGCCTTGATTTGATCCTCGATAGAGGTTTCCGAAGCCAAGTCCACACGTCCCAGCCAGTTATCCGGAAGACCAGCATCTTTCAACTGCTTACGGACTGTTTCTTTCTTAGCCTCGTTTGCCGAGTTGGTAATGGAATCGCCCACCTTCTTAGCCATATCATCGACGCTCTTCCTCATACTTTCCAGATAAGCTTTCAGTTCCGGGCTAAGATCCTTCAACAGCTCTTCTTCCGTTTTCTTGTTCTTATCCGGATCTTCTACCGGTTTACCATCCTTCAACCCATGCTTAGCTTCATAAGCGGCGACAGCGGCCGTTTCAGCCGTAGTCTTAGCTTCATTCTCCGCTTCTTGGATTGCCGGAAGAATATTATCCTTGAACAGGTCCACGAAAGCCTCCATCCCCTCGGCTTTCTCAATCTTGAACGTTTTCTGAATACGTTCCGCATACTTCTCCGGCACGCCTTTTGTCTTACATGCCGCCTTGATTAAATCTAAAATTGTCATAAGCGTTTTCTGTTTAAAATATAAGGGAGAGAAAGAAAATTCCGGGTATAAAAAAAGCCCACCGGACAACCGGCAGGCTTCATTTCAATTATTCCTATAAGAATCTATCTTGTCAAATCATGTGATTGGATCTAAGCCATTGTTTGCCAGAAGGCGTAAGGCAATAGATCAAAAATGCGGCACAAGGTATGCCTATCACGGCGAATCCAATTATAGCTCCCATTACTTATCCTCCTTTTTCTTATTCGTTAATACCAATCCTGCTATTAAGGCTAAAATAGAAGACGTAAAGCCTAGGCCATAAATCAGCCACTTATTATCTTCCATATCCTTGAATAAAGACGCTACCACTACACCTGTAAAGATATATTTCGAGACATCAATCAAATAGTTTCCTAATTTCTCTTTCCACATAACGCAAAAATAGCACAACAAGATGAAAACGCAAAGGTATTTCTATTTTTTCTTGTGGGATTCAGAATTAGTGCTCATCTTTGTGGTGTCTATCATATTTAACTAACGGATGCGGGTAAAATTCGCTCGCATAAACAAAACCGAGCATATTTTATGCCCGTACATTAATTGTATAATAATATTAGGTATTTGTGTACCCCTGTGTGGAACCGTAATAGAACCACAGCATCCGTTGGAATGTGATAGACAGCAGGAAAGGCACAAATACCTTTTTAATTATATTTATTATGTCTATCAATTCCAACAAATCCAATGCCGCCAACAATAGTAACGGCAAAAGGACGGCCCAACCCTCCG